AACTCGCCACGTAGGCTTTCAAGGTCGCCCGCAAGACGTTTGCCTGACATGGCCAAAACCATGCGTGCACAACCGTCAGCATCCAAACCGTCAATTTTGACGATTCCGTCCATACGTCCGGGACGGAGCATTCCCTTATGGATTTCTTGCAGGTGGTTCGTGGTCATGACGACCTGAATCTCAGTGCCCTTTGAGGTAATACCGTCAAAGACGTCCAAGAGCGACTGGATAGCCGTCTTTTCAGTTGCACTTGCGAGAACGTCGATATCTTCATAGAAGACAACAGCGGGCTGATAAAGCTTTGCCCGTTGCATAACGACGTCTAGGTCGTCCTTACCTGGACGGCACAAGATGTAAGTCCAGCCATTATTGGTCGCCTCTTGAGCGGTCAACATACCTGTCAATGACTTACCAGTGCCATACGGACCTGCGAGGAGGACGCAACGCTTAAGGCTGATTCCACGCTCACGGGCTCTTTGAGTGAAGCGAATTGGGTTCCACAAAAGACCAGTCAATTGGTGTTCGACTGGGCGAGTGTAGATGACCTTATCGCGACTGACAGAGAATGGATCAATGAACTCAGGCATTTCAGAACCAGTGATGGCCTTGCCCTTGTAGATTGAAGCAGTTTGTAGCGTCTGTTCAATGGCGTTGAACAAGCCCTTAATAGCTTTTTCCATTTTCTTTGGAGCAGTGACAGACAGGTTAAAGATCTGACCGTACTCCTTGTCACGGTAACCACCAAGGCTCAAAGTAGCCTTGAGGTCTGGAACTTCGAGTTCGCCCCATGGGACTTCAATAGTCTCATTAGGACCGACGTTAATGCTGATTTGTTGCGGTGGGTTGGAACCGAACATTGACATTGACGCTTTGCCAAATCCTGGATATCCAAACAAATCGGATAGGGTTTTGGCGGTTGCATAAGCACCGTCCCATGGGAGGTACTTAAAGGAACGAGAAAGCTGAACCGTTTGCTTTTCTTCGTTTGCTGCTGCAACAGCAATTTCAGCCATCTGAGCGTATGAACGACTTTCAGGCTTTACGTAGTAGGTATCTTCGTGATCGCGGATACCTGATGATACTGTCTCTAAACCGGCAGTGGCTTCGGAGAGAGCTTCTAGTGCTTCGTGAACCTTTTTAACCTGGTCCTTATTAGTTGATAGATACGACATTTTTGCTCCTTAGTTGATTTCGTCGTTGGATAATTCGGAACACGCTTCACAAGAGTAACGTGTTGAACTTGCGTGGATATGTGCTGTCGATTCGACTGCTTCGTCTCCATCAAGTTTTTGTTCGGTAATAACTGCGTAAGCGTACTTATGCAAGTCATTTTGAATTTTTTCTATTTCTAACGCGTCTAGTTCGCTTTTGGCGCGAATGTCAACAACGATTCTTACAACTGCCATATTGGCCTCCTATGGTCATGGCATTATGGATAATAAAAAACCCCAGTAAACAGCGAGAGAGTTGCCGTCTACTGGGGCTCGATGGGCATCAGGGGAGTAGCCCATCTCCTAGCGCTGGAAGAACGCTGGGATGATTTTTGATTTTCTTTCCGATTCTCCAAAGATAATCGGGTCTAATAGGTCGTCCTCGTCATAAACAACTAAGTCGTCATCAAGAAAACTAAAGATATTTTCAAGTTTTTTTGACAGTGTTTTAATTCCGAAGGTTGCCAGCCCTATTAAGGAGAAAACTCCAATGCTAATTGCAATTAAAGTTTTCTTATTGGTTGAGGTAGTCATATACCTGACTTTCATACTCTGAGCACAGTGCGGTGGCAGCTGCGCCTATAACTAACCCTGCGTACCGATATTCTTCATCCGTGGTTAAGTTTCCGTTTGTCGCCATGTATTCCACGACCATAGAAACTGTGTAACCCTGATCTAAAACATCACATACGTTGTGTCCTAAATTTATTAAATCTTTATTGCTAGTACCAGCGATAATAGAGTTATCAACCGAACGAACTCGGGTGATGTAATCGTCTTCTTCGGTAGATTGAGCGCTAAAAGGCGTTTCCATAATTGTTTCTACAGGAGCGCTTTTTGGTGCACTTGTCTTGCTACTACCACAACCCGTAAGGATTGTTGTGGCAGCAATTATTCCAAGCGTAAGCATCGCAATACGCTTTTTTGTTTTTTTCATGTGCTTTCCTTTCGTATATAGCGTTAAAGGCACCACCTGGATAGATGATGCCCTTAACGCGCTCCTTTAACTTGTTTGACTCTCGCAAAAATTGCAAGGGCAATTGTCGAATAATGTTGCCTCATATCTAGCGTCTGGATCAGGCGATTTGATTTCGAGACATTCGATGCAGTTGCATCCACTAACAAATTGGTCTGTATCCTCGTACGGATCATAACTATCTGCACGGCTATTTGCATTTGCAACCATTGTGGGCCACCAAGCTCGCTCGATAGCCCACACTAAAACATCTTCTGGTTCCGCGTTTTTCACCCAGTTGTCGAGTGATTGTCCGAAGAATTCCTTGAGACGCTCTTTGCTGTATTCGTTGATAATTTCTGACGCCAAAAAACCAATCGCATAGTGATCGGTACTTTGAAGATCGCCAGAACGTTGTCCCCAACCGTCTATGGACTCCGCGATTGCTTCGCAAAGACCTAAGAAAAAATTGGAACGAGTGTGAATCTTGTTTGAATAAAGTTCCTCTGCGGTGTCTACTACAGCTTTTACTGAAACAAGAGTTTTAACCTTTTTTGCAACTTTGGTTTTGGTCATAGTTGCTGTTGTCATATTGCCTCCTATATACGACAAAACGACCTATTTTCTGATAGCAGAAAACAGATCGCTTTGTGTGATAAGTATAGCACAATTTATGTGTTTGTGCTAATTAATCTTGCATAAACTTTTTAATATTTTCTTCAACAAATTTTGCTATAAAAGTAATTGTTCTAGTAGCAAAATCCGATACTGACTCGCTTTCGCCAGAGGATTGATTGTATCCAATGACGATGACATCTCCGCAGATAATATCATCGTTAGAAAGTCTGCTCCGACAAATTAAAGTAGCTACCATGTTTAGTGATAGCGCATTTCCTTCTGGTCCAGAAAACTTAGCTTCGTCATTTCCGAAGAAGCTTGTCGTTTCAAAAGGTTGAGGAATAGATTCAATTAGGCCGCCTACTGCTTCCTGTAAATCGTCTAGATTCCACTCTTTGTCGATTATTTCAATAGTTCCATCAGTTTTTATTAAAAGCGCTTTTTTCATTTTATTACCGCCTTCGCATATTTTATGATTGCGTCGTGAACAGCGCCGCTGACTTCGGACTCATCTGTGTTTTTTCCAAAGAACAAAACACGTCCGTTGCGAGTTCTTGTGTAGTTATACACTTCGAACTCTTTCGTTACCAATGCTATGTTACGAAGTTCCTCTCTGTTTGGGTGAACAGATGGAGGAATTATGCTCCACAACAATTGAATTTCCTTTTCTGTAAGATTTGGTCCACCATCGCCAAAAATGTCTTCGGGATATGTCCAACCTTCTGTGCTTAGGAAAACTGCATCTGCACCTTTTGTGTCATACATTCCATTTTCGTGAAGTTTAGTCAAATAATCAATTGTTACGACTGGGTGGTCAGTAAAACTTGATATCTGAATAAATTCTCCATTCCTAATGATGTATAAAAGGTGCGGTTGATCCCACCCGTTTAAATTGAGAACTTCATCGATTTGTTGTGCTAATTTCTCGTCCACTGTGCTCCTTAATATAGTAATAAGTTGATTTTCCTTCTGAGTAACTCCCTACAAGTCTGTAGCCAGGAGGAGTTATCTCAAACATTGCGTCAGTAAGGAGTCTCAAAAAAGCGTCTTCGTCTTTTGATGCTTCAGAATCTTCATTACTGCTTGTCATTACATAGTCCCTTGCTTTTTCTCTTATCGAAATCGGCAAGAGACTATTGTGGGAAACTCTAACGAGAAAACCAAGAAACTTAGTCGAAAGTTCTTCGTCAGACATGGCCTCAATCTTTTCTTCATACCAATCAACTTGTGGCCAACTGGTTTTTTCTGGTTTTAGCGATTCATAAAACATTTCCATAGCTTCACTAACGCCGCACTCAGAACATATTTCAGTTTTGTCGTCTGTCCTTGAAAGAGCTCCTGGATACATTCCGGGAGTTTCATTGTTCGGTATGTAATTAAGACACCTCGGACATATTGGCTTCTTCACTTGGTTGTTCTCCTATCGTTATTTTTTTTATAGATTCTTGCATTTTTTTATAAGTAAGAATTGCGTCGTATGGTGCTGGAGTATCGAATACAAGTTTTGCTTGCTGTCGATGCATAACGCCGTTAATGACAACATCTCTCCATACTTCTCCACTTTCACCGCGCCATTCTAGGTGGTTGTATGTTTCCACATAAGGGGCAACGGCTTGAAGAAAAATATCTTCTTGCCCTGTTTTGTTGTCGTACCCAATAAGTTTTACAGTTCCCCATGGCTTATCGGTGGAGATAATTTCGTTTGTCTCCACTTCAAATCCCAAAAGTTCAAATACTTCTTTGACGCTTGTAACCGTAACGTCATAATTTTCTGGCATCCACGAGAACCAAAACTGCCGTTTTTCACCAAAGGAACCGCCCCTCTTGATGTCATCTTGCGAGTTAATGCTCTTTAGAGCCTCAAGTACTGCTTGAGTTTCTGGAATTTCAAAATTAGAACTAACTAGATTTATGTAGTAACCCATGATGTACTCCTTCTACTGCTTTTGCTTTTTCGGTTAAACCACGAATGCGAAGGAAATCACCGATGATTCCTCGCTCCATGGAACTGATAACTGACGCAATGGCATCCCAAGCGTCATCTGGCAGCTCACAGAGATTCTTTTCTGTGCGCATGAGCTGGATTGAAAAATTTTCAGCAACCCAAGCATCAGTTTGATCTACAGGTATGTAACAAATTTCATTTTTTGTATAGCATTTGAGACACACCGCTTTTTCTTCGTGCGACTCTCTATCAATGAAAGTTTTGTTAGTTTCTTTAGCTTCACAAACATCGCAAATCGATTTCATTATTTTTCCTCTGGTAGGGGTAATCCAAAAATGAATCCAGCGCCATTACCCTCTGGGTCACTAGAAATTTCCAAAGTGCATTTGGTTCCGTCTGCTAGAACTACATCGAACGTAGGAAATGACTCAAACCAACCATCTGTATCTTCGCCTGGTTCCGGTTCTGACATTCTGCAATTGACAATAGTTGCTCCAGTAAGTACTGAGTAATATTCTGACAGGTATTTATTTTCTTCAGTTGCTTTAGACATTTCTCTCCTTACAGAAAAAGCACACACCGATTAAAGTGTGTGCCTGTGACATTTGCCACGTCTCCTCGGTTGGAATCGAACCAACGACGCACGGATTAGAAGTCCGACGCTCTATCCCCTGAGCTACGAGGAGGGGTGTCCAGTCGCCCTACTAGATGGGCAGTAGCGCTTACAAGGCCTGCTTGACGACGGGGGATGCGTCAGAGCACAGACACGTAGGACTGGACGTGGAGATTAGTTTAACCACATAATCTAGGTGGCTTCTTAATTGGATCTTAGAATTTTAACAATTTCTTTAACCTCTACTGATCCCACTTTTTCCATGAACGAGGAAAGAGCGTCTAATACTATTTTAAGCATTCTTTTATCTGTTCCTTGACCAGCATAAATAGCCCCTTCAATGATTGACTTTTCTTCATCATTGAAATAAAGAAGAATTCCCTGTGTTCTAGTTTTTTCCTCAGAGTCAAGTATTTCTTGTATAAACGGCCCAAGGGTTGCAAGGGTTGTCTGTTTGCAGATTTTTTCAAGTGCGTGAATTGGGACATTTCTACTTTCAAATGTTTCAGGGTCTACTTCCATCGTCATGTAGATGGGGAAGGTTACCTTAGTTAGTGGTCGTGATTTCATGCCAGCCTTCTCCAGTTATTTCCTCAACTCTTGTTACTTGAGTTGGAGGACTCCAAGATCGCCAATTTGGATCCCTAAAGGCAATAGTCGCTTCTCCAGATTCCCAAATTGTGACCAGTGCTTCTCCTCTGTTTTCTAGTTCAAACACATAGTTTTTGTGGTTGATATTTTCTGACATTAGATACCCGCTTTAGTCTTAATTGGCGCGAGTACTTTCTTAACTGCTGGCACAGCAACGTACTTGTCAAAAACAATTCCGGCGGCAACTGTGGCTGCGACTTCAACAACACCAATTGCTATTTTTGCTATTACTACTGACATTTTTTTGCTCCTATTCTGTTAGACGTTCGCCTAACAAGAAACCTTGCGTGAGTCAGGGTAGTACTCACGCAAGGCAACTTGATGGGCGACTATGCTGCAATTGTTGTTTCGACAGTTGCTGTTTTGCGGTCGCTCAATTTCTTTTCGATTTTGTTCACCGCAATATGGCCCACGAATGCACCAGCGATGATTGAACCGTATTTGACGGCGGTGTTAACAACCTTGTTCATGTTTGCTCCTAGAACATACTGTTATGCAATCTGCATAACAAGAAAGCCCACCACGAATGATGGGCCAACTTGCTATTCAGCGATATTTAAGCCATTCCGCATGGCATGAATCGCACCAATAACTATCTACTCTGTTTGTGCCAGGTTTCAGTTGGCACTCACAGCAAAGTTCTAGTTTCTTTTTGTTCAGTTCTTTAACTGCTTTGAACTGAGCTTTTGTTTGTAATTCGCTTCTGTCAAAAAAGCCACTTTGTGGGTAACGTTTTTCTACCTGAATCATGATGGTAGAAGACGCAAAGAAAGCCAAAAAAAATAAAGCTGTTGTTCCAGGCATGTACCAATCGCTTGGTGTTGACCAAACTATGGCAGCAGCTAGCGCAAGTGCAGTCGCGTGTCCAATAATGCGACCACTTTTTGTTAGAACAGTTATTGCGTTCATATTTGCTCCTTGTCTAGAAACGCAAAAACCCCACAAACAATGTGTCTGCGGGGGTATTTCGGGCAGCCATACGGGTACGACTGTTCGATGGCTTAAGTATGACATAACCAACTGGTTTTGTCAACTACCGCCTTAATGTCTTCAAACTTGCGCTCAATAAGCCTATTCGCATCAGGTTTTGTCATTCCATAGATGCCTATGGAGTATGTCATAACCGTCTGTAATTGGCATATTGCGCAAGTTTTCGTGTGCTCTACGACAGCCTCACTCTTCATTTTGAATGAGTCCAGCTCTTAGATCCTCTGCGTGTAGAAGTCGTTCTCTCCAGAGTTTGATGTCTTCTAACAGTTCTGAAAAATCAGGTGCGTTATGTTCTAGGTTCGCCTGTCTTACGGCTTTTAGGATGTCAAGTGTGTCGTGTGCAACGGCTACTAACATGTCCAAAGACGCTTCTAATTCTTTGTCCAACCTAACGGATTGTGCTTCTTCAGCCATTTTTGCTCCTATTTTCGGCATGAAAAAATCCGACCAGATGAATTCTGACCGGATATCTATTGGCTTGTCTCTAAGTGTTTCTCACCGTGTGAGCCTTCTGAAAGAGATTTTTATAGCCATTGAGCTACTCGTACACGTGCGTAAGTACATGCACGAGTGGCTCAATGACTTAAGTATGACATATGTACTACGTGTTGTCAAGTCCAATATGTCATATTTTGATACTTTTTAGTACCAGTGATGTTCTTGCCAAAAAGCCCAAGCTTTGCAGGGTGTTCCGTATCTCTCCGAAATGTACTGGAGTCCACGGTCAATCTGTTGTTGCGTAGTAAGTTTTTTTGACAGGTGTAACATCTGGGGAATTCCATAGGCGCTGGAGTTTGGATTATCCGCTTTGTGACGCCAATTCGATTCCCGAGTCCATATCTTATTGAGGCAATTAAATTGACCCTTTAGCATAAGTGTGGATGCGTATGAACGTGCGCGAGAGGGTGACATAATTCTAGGCATTTTAGATCTAACATGAATAGCCTTTTCTTTGACTATTACAGTCGGAATTTTCTTAGATACGTAAGTATTAGACCGGGTAGCCGTAATACTTGCAATCGTCATCGTGGCTATCAAAGTGACTACAACCACAGCCAAAAATCTTTTCGCGTTCTTCATCATAACTAACTTCTTTCTTGGGCATTTGGGTATTCAATTTCTGAATACGTTTATAACCAAAGATTTCTTTGATTAATGCAAATAGCTTTTTAATTGATTAGCTTCCTTTCTTTGTACTAAAAGAAAATCCCCTTATTTGATGTGTTTTTAGGTACACCAAAGGGGACTTTCTAGGATTAAGTATACCATACATATTCTTGGTTTTCAATAAAAACAAAGGTTTTTCACACATTATTATTACTAGTTACTAGTAAGAGTAACTAACTTGTAAGTATTAATTTCTATAAATATTTAATACTTTTTTAGTATTTTTCTATAGAAATAGATACATTTATTAAGTTTTAGGTAATACTCGCCCTATACCCAATTTTCATCGGGGTTTCCATAATCACCTTGGTAATTACTTCCACGGGGGCAACAATTGACGAACTTAAGTTATGTTCGCTGTTTGGGTACAAATCCAAACAAGAGCGGGCAGATACTGAATCCCTTGGTATTATTCGTACCGGCTCTCCGTTTAGCACGAAAAGATTCAGCTCGCGGATTAAAGTGGCGCTGCACTTGCAGAAACTGTATCACACCGATTATGGTGCCGCCAGTGGCTGCGAATCCCACTATACCACCCCTGGTCCACGAGTCAGCGCTTAAGGATCAGGGGTGTGTCTTTCGAGAATATCGCGACACGCCGATACTTGACACTAATTAGAAAACTATGTAAAGGTACGCACATGATTCGCCCAACTGCAGAGACCCTGCTCATATCAGCAATAATCAACACCGGTGATGTATCTACCGTGTCGTTGTACAACGTAACCCCAGAGATGTTTATTGGATTTCCAAATGAATATCGCTGGGTTTTGTCATATCCAAAGGCATATGGCAGTTCTCCAACTAAGGAGACATTCCTAACTAAATTTCCAACGTTCCCTTTTGCCGATACCTGTGACGTAGCTTTTGCTGCAGATGAGGTCAAATACGCATACACCAAGAGAGGGCTTGTAAGGGCCATTCAGGACTCCACAAGAGCCTTGACAGAAGGAGACCTAGAAGAAGCCATTATGGCCGTCTCCGGCTTTGCTATGCCGTCCTCAGTGGTTCCTTTAAAGAACACCCTAGATGATGTTTCATTTTTGGATACTTACGAACTAGCAGAGGATATTTTAAGAATTGGATGGCCTACCCTTTTGAAATCAACAGCTGGGATTAGGCCTGGAGACTTGTGGTATTTGGCCGCCAGACTAGGCCAGGGAAAGTCTTGGTTGCTTGGATCGCTTGCAGCAGATGCCCTTATTGCTGGAAAAAGAGTTATTTTTTATTCACTGGAGATGAGTCAACGACAAGTCCAAACCAGAATGCACACCATTTTGGCAAAAAGACTTGGGATTAATATTCAACATTCACAACTTCACGGAAGAACGTATGACGCGCTTGCTTATCGAAGACTTGTAGGAAGAATCTCTGATGAAATCAGAGGAGAATTATTTGTAGTCGATACCTCCCTCGGTCGAGTATCTCCAGCCACAATCCAAGCCCAGTCGAACCAAGCAGATCTTGTTGTGGTTGATTATGCGGGACTACTTTCAACGCCAATGGGAAACAGAGCCATTGATGATTGGCGCTCCATGGCTTCAATTTCAAACCAACTTAAAGAAGTTTCAGTGGCGACTGGAGTGCCAATTATCTCGGCAGCTCAAATTAATCGCGATGGAGATGGAGCTGGCTGGAAGCCGCCGAAGGTAAAAAACTTAGCTCAATCAGACGCTCTGGGACAAGACGCAGACGTGGTAATCACACACAAGCGATATAGCAAATCTTCTATGGTCGCATCCATTGAAAAAAACAGACACGGAACGTCTGGAGATTATTTTTGGACTAATTTTTCTCCCGAAGAAGGAAAGTTTGATGAAATAACCAGAGATCAAGCAGATACTATTAAAGACAATGAAAGCGACGGAGACGACTAATGCCAGTTTATGAATTTGAATGCGAAAAGCTCCACAAGTGGCAAGCTGGGTTAAAAATAGACGAAAGAGACACGGAGCAAACCTGTGTTGCTTGTGGCGCAACGGGAAAGAGAATATTTTCTCCACCGGGAATCGAATTTAAATCAAAAGGATTTTATACAACCGACAACAGAAAGATAGGAAAGTGACATATTTAATGTTATTTTATCTTGCAATGATTATGCTTTTAAGTCTTTCGCGATGAGTTACAAAACTTTGGCTGATGCCATGTCAAGGGGAAAAGGAAACGAAAGAAGCTTTTGCTGTCCAGTACACGGAGACAACACTGCGTCAGCAAGCGTAAACGTAGCTAAAGCGGTTTGGTATTGCTATGCGTGCGGGGCAAAGGGAAAACTAGATGGGACATATGAGATAGATCCGTTTAATCTATTAGAAGAAATTAACGAAATATCGAAGGAGCAAAAGCTATATCCAGAGGGATGGCTTGATGTGTATGACGAACCAAATGATAAATATTGGAACGAAAGATTTACAAAAGAAGCGATTGTGCAATTTCGACTCGGTCGTGACAGGTCAAAGGACGTGCCCACCTATCCCTTGCGGGACCCCTTTGGGCGCGTGCTGGGCGTGGTCGCAAGAAACATTGAAGGACCAAAATACAAATATCCGCGAGGGGTAAAAACTTCGAATCTTTTGTTTAACTACGAAATGGACAAATATGAGCCTTACCCAATTTTGGTAGAAGGCGCCATGGACGTAGTAGCGGTGTGGGAGGCTGGGTACACGGCCTACGGATGCTTCTCAGCGGCACTCTACGACGGTCAACTAGACCTCTTGGCAAAGCAGAACCCAGCAATTGTTTTTCTTGCTTATGACATGGATAGGGCCGGGAAAGCTGCGCGAATAGAAGCCGCTAGCAAATTAGGAAAAATGGGAATTTTGACTCGTTCAATCGAATGGGATGATACATACAAAGATTTAGGCGAAATGCCGATAGACTTGCGAAAAGAATTGCTAGCGTCTATGGTACCTTCACTTACTAAATAAGGAGATAAAAATGGCAATGACACACGAAAACTGGAAAAACCCTTGGGGAGATTCAGAAAATAAAAAAATTAGCAAAAGGAATAACGACTTATCAGATAAAGAAACTCCAGAGGGCATAGCAAAAGAAATGTCAGAAATAAAAGATAAAATTTCAGAGTTGGAACTTAAATATCAACTTAAAAATAAAGAATTGATTTACGCTACCAAACACGATGAATATAAAGTTGTTGTATTTTTTAAACACGGAAAGCGCTTTACTGCAAAACTTGTAGAAGGAACTAGAACGGTTGTAAATGAGGACGCACTCAAAAAATTAATTCCAGCATCTATTTGGGAAACTGTTTTAGTTAGCAAGGTTGATCAAACTAAGCTAAGTAGAGCAATTACCTCTGGTGAGATTGACGCAGAAATTGTTGCAGAAGCTGTCGCAGTTGTTCCATCCGCTCCGTATTGGAGATTTACAGACAAGGGCGAGAACGACAATGTTAAACCAATCTCCTAGGGACTCATCTACAAAATTTGTTAGAAGTCTTCCAGGAAACTATTTGATGCTAAGAGAAGCTGCTGAATCTCTAAACGTTTCGCACGTAACTCTTAGAAAATTTATTAGAGACGACAATGAAAATCTCGGTCCAAGCAAATGTGTCTTTTTTGGTAAATCTAAAATTTACTTGTATACATTGGATGACGTAACAAAAATTGCCAAATATCTTGAAGAAAGAAAAACCGTCTTAGACAATGACGGAACCCATAAACTCTCCGCAAGGGGACGTCCAGCAATTTGGACAAAAGAAGAAAGAAAAGAACGCCAACGCAAATTTGCGAGGGCCTCTTACTACAAAAGAAAAGCTCAAAATGCTTTGGCGATTGGAACTACAGAAGAATACCTAGAAGCAACTAAAAAAGCAGAAGAAATTATAAAACAGTTGAAAGAGGAAAAATGAGTTTATCAGCCGGAGATAGAATAGAACTCTCCATTACTCACCAAATTGTGATTAACGGAGATAACTCTTGGGTAAAACTTGGGGTTGACAGCCAAGTCTTAAAAGACGAGAATAGCGATACCGCAATTGAACGGGTTACAAATCTGGTCAATGAAAAAATTATCAAAATAATTGAAAAAACAGTCGAAACAGTAAACAGTTATGAGGGAAAATAAAATGAAATTTGGAACAGTAAAGAAAAATGAAGTAGAAATGGTTCGCTCGGGAGACTACCTGAGGAACTTCAAAGAAGGTCAGACTAAGATTCGCTTTTTAAATGAAACAGATGAGTTTATTATGTTTCGAGAGCACTACACCTTAGAGGGTAAATCATTTCCCTGCCTTCAAGACAGTGCAAATTGCCCAGGTTGCACGAGTGAAATTGAGTCAGTCCGAAAGTCAAGCAGAAAATATGCAGTAAACGTATTGATGGTAGACAGTGGATACGTTAACGCTGTAAAGATGCCAGTGACGCTTGTAAACAGAATTGTTACTAGATCTGAACGCAACGGCGGAACAATTACAAATCGTGATTATGTTATTTACCGTACCGGTAAAGGGCTAGAAACTGAATATGATGTCGAGCAGGACGAAAAGTACCCAGTAGAGCTTGCCCAATACGAACCAAGCCTAAAAGATATTAACGTAATCTTGGAAACTTCATTTGAAGAAATTTGCGGACCAGTTTCTCAATTTGAGGGTTCTGTAAAGCCAAAGGCTAAAGCCGTAATTAAAGAAGAAAAAACAGAGGATTTCCCTTCTAAATCAGCAATCAATAGCGGACATGCTGATGATGAAGAAATTGACGAGTCCGCAGTCAGAGCTATGAAAATTAACGAACTGGTTGTCTTAGCGAGTCGTGCAAATTTAGACGTATCTAAAGCAGAGACACGCGAAGAAATGGTAGAACTTCTAATTGCAGAATTGGGTTAGAATATCCCTGCCCACAGGGACCCCGCTCTGGAATTTTGACCAGACGGAAGGTTTGAGACCTTCGCGGGGACGTGATTAAAATAAAAAGAAAATTACCAGTTTGGAACTTACACACTCATTCTAGATATTCTGCGAATGATGCGCTTCCAACTCCTAGAGATATTGTCAACGCCGTTGCAGATATGGGACAACCAGCAATTGGCCTTACTGACCACGGAAATATGGCTGGGTCAATCCAGCTGTACAACGCCGCGCAATCACGCGGAATAAAGCCGTTTCCTGGAACTGAACTTTACATTGTTGACGATAGGGAAAACACGAAAGCAAAACGTCATCACATGGGAATCGTTGCCTACACAACTGAAGGCTATAAAAATTTAGTTAAAATAAGTACCCTTAGCCATAAAAACTTCCACAACAAACCTTTATTGGACTTTTCAGATTTAGCAGGATTAAGCGAAGCTGGTCTAACGAAAGGGATTGCCGCTACTTCAGGTTGTTATTTCGGCTTTGTTTCTCAAGCTGTAGTCAAAGAAGATGAATCTGCTCTCAAAAGTTACTTGCACAGTTTTAATAACTGGTTTGATAAATTTTATGTAGAACTACAAAATCACAACATTGAACAAAATGGTTGGACCGACGAAATGGTTTCTACCTACCTATGGGATGTCGCCAGAGAAATGGGACTTCCATGCATTCTGACACAAGATAGCCACTATATAAAGAAAGAAGATAGAAATGTCCATGAATCACTTAAACGAATGGTCGCATACGTATCAGACGCAGAAGATGCAGTCTTTCCAGGAGACGGATACCACCTTGCCGACGAACAATGGTTTCGAGACCACCATAAACCAGCCTTATTCAATTCAGGGATCGAAGGACTCCGCGACCTCTTGGGTGCGCACGACCTTGAAATTCCAGAGCTAGATAACTATAAATATAGAATCCCGTTTACTACGGCAGACCCAGATACAGAACTGCGTACCACTTGTATTAAAAAGTTAGAATCGCTGGGTCTGCTCAAGGGAGAATATAAAGAAAGACTAGAAAGTGAATTTGACATTATTCTTGACACTGGAATGGCTGGATATTTACTTTTAGTAAAAGAAGTAACCGATTGGTGCAAAGATAATAAAATTTTTTATCAAGCAAGAGGGTCCGCATCGGGTTCAATTGTTTGTTGGATGCTGGGAATTACTCAAGTTGATCCCGTCAAGTGGAAGCTGCGTTTTGAGCGCTTTATTTCTAGAGACCGAACAAAGCCTCCAGATATTGATTTGGACGTTGAGCACCTTCGCAGACAAGAACTAATCGAATGGCTTGAAACTAGATTTTCGGTTAATCAAATTGGTACATGGCTAGAACATTCAATTACTGGAGACGATGAAGAATCTAAAGGGAGCCTCAGGGTTAGATACTACGCACGTCAAAAGATGAACGGTGTCACAAATCCAGTCCCGTGGAACAAAATTCCACAAGAAGATAGAGACATGCTAAAGCAAATCTCTCAGTTCTCTCCATACAACGCATATGGAACGCACGCTGCTGGTTTGGTTGTCACTACAACTTCTGATGAATTTAACTCACTAGTACCACTAATGATGGTCGCATCTTCCAAAACCCTGGTTTCTCAATATGACATGGGAGACGTAGAAAAACTTGGCTTAGTCAAACTTGACGTACTTGGGCTTAAAACTCTTTCTATATTAAACAAAGCAATGATAAATTTGGATAAAGATCCGCTCGATGGTCTTGATTGGATACCTTTAGACGATTCAAAAACCTTTACTGCAATATCTAAGGGAAGAACGGAAGGCGTGTTTCAGCTGGAAGGGATATCGGCCAAGTACGGTTGTATGGAATTAAAGCCCAATAAAATTACCGATATTGTTGCAGCTATGGCTTTGTTCAGACCGGCAACTATGGATTCTGGTGCAACAAAAACTTATATTAAGCGCAAGCATAAAGAAGAAAGTATTCCTGAGATGCATCAAATCATTTCAAAAAATACAAAAGCCACTTATGGAATTATGCTTTTTCAAGAACAAGTCATATCTATTCTTAGAGACCTCGGAATGGACGCAGATAATTTAACGTCTTTTCTCAAGGCGGTAAAATCCTCTAATTCAGACATTGGGGATGCCGGCGGAGTAATTGCTGGATACAAATCTCGCGTACAAGAAATGTCAGTTGAAAAAGGTATGAACGAAAACGATTTTGCGTGGTTATGGGAAGCAATCGAAGGTTTTGCGGCATACGGATTTAATCAAGCACATTCGGTTGCGTATGGACTTACTGCTTATAGATGCGCATATCTAGCGCAAAACCATCCAATTGAGTTTTTTGCCGCGGTTTTATCCGTGGCCGCCGGAACCGATAAAGAGCAAAACTACATTGCCGCTGCTAGAAAGTATGGAGTAAGAATTTTATCCTCTGACGTTCAATATTCTGGCGTCACATACACAGTGGACAAAAAAAGAAAATCAATCAGAAAAGGTTTATTATCAATTAAAGGAGTAGGCGAAAAGGCAGCGATAGAAATTATTAATGCCAGGCCAGATGGTGGATGGAAAAATAAAGAAGATTTCGCCAGTACTGTTAGCCACAGAAAAGTTACTGGAATTAAAGCCTTAAAAGAAGGAGATTCAACAGTGGGAACAATTGGCAAACTGCACGAATCTGGAGCGTTAGAGAGTTTGTATGAAGCCGTTTGACAGGGTAAAACTACGTTCTGAGGGCAAGTGCGAAGCCATGGTGTTCATTGAAGTAACTGGTGTTTGGACTAGATGCTGGAAGCAACCAGTTGAAGTTCACCACATGCTTACCAGGGGGCGTGGGGGAGCCGTGTTGGATAAAGCTGGGGAAATATACCATTTAATTGCTTTATGTCCGCGGTGTCACGCTGCAAGCGATGGGGGAGAGGCATATGAGGGGGACTTACTTATAGATGGATATGTAATAACAAATGAACTAGAAGAGCCAAAATATTTAGGATCAGACAAATATCTAAGAAGAAAGTATGGAGATGACAAACCCACTAAAAAAGATAATTAATGCCGCTAGCCTTCCGGTTACCGTTAGACATTCTCGTTGGTTAGAACTAAACAGCAACACCAAATACAACGAAAAGGCACTTAAGTTTGCCGCCGATGCACTTGCTCAAGATGTTGGTGGAAATAGAAAGCGCGCAAAGCGTTTATTTAGGTCTTCCGCCATGGGGCAGTGTGATAGAAAGCGCGTCATGGCCTACGTTGGCGCTCCTGAACAAATTGTAGAAAACGCAGATCTTGCTAATATTTTTCATACGGGAAACTTCTTGCACCTGAAATGGCAAATGGCTGGTTTAACCGAAGGGTGGTTAGCTGAAGCAGAAGTTCCGGCAGAAAGCCCAACCATGTTACTAGGCGGAACTATGGACGGAATTCTTTACAACGGACACGGCCTAGAATTCAAAACTATTAACTCAAATGGGTTTAGATATGTCATGGATAGGGGTCCAGATAAAAAGCACATACTTCAAGTACATTCATACATGGCAATGACGGATATAGAACAATTTTCTATTATTTACGAAAACAAAGATACTGGCGTATGGAGAGAATTTGGAGTAAAAAAAGATGATAACATTATTAGCGAAGTTGTTAATAAAATTGATGAACTCACACAAGCTCTCGAAAGAGAGGAATTACCACCGATGCTCCCCCTCTGTCAAACCAAAGAAGGAACAGAATTCAGATACTGTCAATTTAGCGATATCTGTGGGACATCCAAGTACTCAGACTTTAAGTGAGAATTTAGATGATATTGAGTATCCCGAAAGATATATACAGGAAGATGGAGAAATTGTCTGTCACCATTGCGGAAAAATCTGGAAAATTGAAGAGCTCAGAGTCCATTGTGGATCACCATCCTGCGATTGGTTTAAGTGTGACTGTAAAAACTTCTTCAGAATATGAAGCGACGCCGGCTCAACCTATCCTAAAGGAAGGGAGCCGACGCCGCGCCGCCCGCATTTCAGATAACTAATCGCTGGACGGCACCTAAAAGTGCTATCTATAAAATAACATACTTTTCAAACCACTAGGACTATATATGGCTGTAAAAATTAAAAAGGGAGAAGAAAAACACATCCAGCTGTCCAGCAGACTCATGGATGTTCCACTCAGTCTTGGATTGCCATCGGTAGAAGATTTATGGATAGAAATATCTACTTATGTCGACATTTTATTGGGCAGAGAAGAATCTCCCATAGACTCGCCGTACTTAGCCTTGGCAGAATGCGCTACGGCATACTATTCTCGCGCACAAGAAATAGATATGTTAATACATTCAGCGGAGCGAGAAGGAGCGGTTATGAGAGGATCTAGTTACTATAAATTCAGAACTGGTGAACTGCGTTCGTTTATTGAATTGGCAAAGAAATGTGCTGAACTTGGCTCCAGAAGATTAACCCAAGAACAGCTTCTGCAACAACAAAGATTTGAGGAATAATGAAAACTGTTTATTTTTGTGTAGCGATTTCAATAGGATTAGTTATTGTTGCTATAACTCAAACAATGCCGACTAAATCAGTTCCTTCTGTAACGCAAACACCAACTGTATCTTCTACGCAGACACTTAACATCCCAACACCTGGTCCAAAACCGGCTGGCGACGATGGTGAAAGCAATGGCTAAAGGGACAATGGACGCTACAATAATTTCAGCAATTTCAGTAACATGTTTTATTTTTGGTTTTTCTTTAAGTGCCTATATGTCGTATTTATCTAAAAAAATAGAAAATAAAACTAGTGAAGAATTTGAAGTTGGAATAAGAAAAAAAGCCGCCATGGAGTTATCAATGCACGCATATTTTCAGCTTGGAGAAGTTGTAGATAAAGAACTTCTGCAAGAAATGTCATCAGAATTAATTGGCTTTAACTTAGGCTTGCACACAGCAGGTTTAATTATCAACAGCGAGCCAGGCTCACGACTATTGATAGTAGAAAAAGTAAGCGATGATGGAGAAATTGTCTACGACGTGGAGAAAACGTGACTACAATAATTGCAGTACAAGGCACTGGCTGGGCAAGCATGGGATACGATTCAGCCGTGACAGAAGCTCATAAAAAATCAATAGTAAAAAATTCTAAATATTTTAAGCGCGGTGAGTTTCACGTTGTATTTGCTGGAGACTTAAGAGCGGGACAGATTATTTCAAATGAACTAATTTTACCGTCATCTAAAAGTATTGTCACCTACGAAGAATTTGATAAATATATTTATTCTGATTTCATTGGTTCATTAATCAATGTATTAAAGGATAATGATGTAGAACTGACAGAAGAAAAAGGGTGGCCAATTGAAATGCTTGTCATGTGGAATGGAATTGTATGTGAAGTAAGTTCCGATCTATCTTTTGGTAGAGAAGACAGAGGAATGTACGCTCTAGGAACGGGCCAGGGATATGGCTTGGGAGCGTTATCCGCGTTGTACAGCGGAGGAACACAAAAAAGCGCTAATGAAGCAATTAAACAAGCGCTTACAATCGCATCTGAATATGATGCTTATACAGGGCTACCAGCCAATGTAATATCAACAAAATTAAAATCCAATTGGAAGGATATATAAAATGGCACTACCAATTAAAAACGGAAAGATAACTAATCCGTACGGAATTAAAGGTAACCTTTGGTCTTCGGGTCGTCACCAAGGAGCAGATTTTGCTACTCCCACCGGCACTCCACTTCTATCTGTTTCTGACGGAACAGTTGTCGGTGTTGGCCAATGCTGGGGCCCAGCTTTTGGAAATCATCAAGTAATCGTTCATTATGTAGTTAACAAGCTTAACTACTGGGCCATTTATGCGCATTGTTCGGCAGATTTTGTAAAAGTTGGTCAAAAAGTGAAGATGGGCGACAAGATTGCTCTTAGTGGGGCAGAAGGAAACGTAACTGGTCCTCACCTGCATTTTGAAGTTCACACTGTTGACCGGTGGGACAAGAAAACAGACATCAACCCACAGTTTTTGTTTGACTTAAAATCAGCTTCAAAAGAAGTCGCATTGAAGAAGGCGGCAACCGCTAAAAAGGTCACACCCACGGTAAGAGAAATAACTTCTGCTTTAAAGTCTAAAAATATTAAAAGTGAATAGGAAGGTTTAGTAATCTTTATGTAGCCAAGCTCACAAAACTACGTAGAGAGAGCACTAATGCAATTCACACTCGACCAGATTCTTGGTTTTTTTGGAGTTCTTCTAGCTTTCTTTTATGGAATGTATAATCGCCGTGTGAGAAAGCTAGAAGATTCCATTGAAGAAATTAAAGACATTACAATCGAAATTAGACTGGAAACTAAAAATAATCACGGTAGCTCACTGCGTGATCAAACTGACAGAATTGAAGAAAGTCAAGAAAAAACAAATGAGAGACTTAACGGAATCTCAATAGTTTTGGCGAAACTTCAAGGCAGATTTGAACAGCACATGGAGCATACCGAGAAGGGATAACCATGAGTATTGCCGAGAGACTCTCTGAAGTAAGAGAGGACGGTCCGCCTTGGCAAACATGTTCCGTCCACTGGGTAAAAGAAAAACTGGCAAAAGAAGAGCAAACGGCGCTTGAAACGTTAATTTTTGAAAGAACAGTATCTTTTCATGCAGTAGCTAAAATCATAAAAGAAGAAGTCGGAGTAAGCGTCAGCCCCAACGCAATTTCTAGACACTGTCGCTCCCTATGCAAATGCGAGGTGTCAAAATGAGTTTTGCCGAAAAATTGAACGATTTACGTTCTCCAGGCAACCAGCCAGATCCTAAAAAGAGCGCTCCATCTGGCTGGGAACCTGGAATTAAATACGAACCAAATGGCGAATGGACCGTCACCACAACTCCACAGCCATCTCTAAGCGATCCAGAATCATGGAAAGCGGCCGTTGAATCGCTTGGTATTGAGGTACCAGAGGGTTGGTCTGTAAGGCTTGTAGAAGCCAGATACGATCCAGCAGCGTGGCATAGAGACGAACCAGGTGAAGATGCTTACACAAAAGCAATTTGGCGTTACAAGTTCTCAGTTCATCCATCGGTAAATATTGCCAATGTTGATGAGCTTTTGTTGTTTTTGGACAAAAGAAAAGACATAAAGCCTTTAGTGCAAACCAAAGACGATACCTATGTAGTCACCATCTCAGACATGCAATGGGGAAAGGTTGATGGGGGCGGTTCACAAGAGATTTTAGAGAATTTAATGACTTCACACGTAAAGTCACTAGAGAGATTTAAAAAACTCCGCAAAGACGAGAAAATCGACAAAGTGCTGATTCTTTTACCTGGTGACTGCATCGAGGGAACACAAAGCGGCGGCGGTATGAGGCTCTCACGTTTAGATTTGACTCTTACTGAAATGCTAAGGCTATATCGCAGAACCACGCTCGCAATCGTGCAGGATTATTGCAACACCGCGTCATCGGTCACTGTTGTAGTGGTACCGGGAAACCATGACGAAGCAATTAGAACCGGCAACAGCCTTAACACGACATATGACGATAGCCATGCGGTAGAGGGAGCTTCAATCGTAGCCGATACGCTTGACGCCGCTGGATATAAAAATGTGCATTTCATATTCCCACAAAAAGACGAGCTTACTTGTGTGGTGGAAACATCTGGGGTAACCGTGGGACTCGTTCACGGACACCAAACACGAGGAAAAATGCAAAACTATCTTGCTAACCAAGCGCTTGGTAGACAATCCATTGGAACTGCAGACATTGTTGTGTCTGGGCACTATCACCATTTCCACGCTCAACAACTTGGACCAACATGTTGGTTACAGGCCCCTGCACTTGATGGCGGTAGTACGTGGTTTAGGCATTCAAACGGAGTAGAAGCACCAAAAGGCATGCTTACATTTGTAGTTGGCGGCGGATACTGGCGAGGTTTGGAAATTTTGTGATTGTCTGGGGAGCAGATTTGGGAGTCAGATCAGTTTACCTGTGTAAATGGGAAGACGGAAAGGTCGACCACACCTTTTACAATATCAAAAAACCAAAAGATAGATGGAAAGAACTTCAAGAAATTACTCTAATGATTAAAAATACAATCAAAGGAGATTTATTATTTGTTGAAGAACCTGTGGTCGCTGGAGTAAGAAACTTAAGAACTTCACTAAAAATTGCGCAAAACGCTGGCGCGGTGTTTGCTGGAAGCGGTATTCCTGCTACATTTGTCCCAGTTTCCTCTTGGAAAAAAGAAATAGTCGGAAAAGGTAACGCTAAAAAAGAAGAAATAGCAGAGTTCTTAAAAATAAAACATAATGAAATGTGGGCAAATTGCAATGAAGACCAAAATCTTATCGACGCCACTTGCGTTGCCTTATACGGAGTCAGTGAATGCCAGAAAAAAGATGGGTAAACGCAGAGGAGTTTCTGCGCAATACCAGCGATGACGATTCTGACTTTTTTGAGCCAGAAGACACGGTTGACCGAGAAGAACTCAAAGATGTCTTAACGCGATATTTAGAGCTTTTAACTCCGGAATGGCACAAAAAAGCCGCATGCGTTGGAATGGACGACAGCATATTTTTTGGCAATAAAGACATCGAAGTAAGACCAGCGCTTACTGTTTCAGAAATTAGATACGCAAAATCAATTTGCCTTAGTTGCGAAGCAATTTCTGATTGCTTTAATCACGCTATCACGTCTCGAGAGCGTTATGGTATTTGGGCTGGAATATCCGGTAGAACGAGAGCTAGAATTTTTGCGCTAATTGATTCGGGACAAATTACTGAAAAAGAAATCCTTAAAGAATTTAAAGATGGAAAAATAGATAAATACGAAAAGGTAAAAACTTCAATAGTGGACATATATGACGAAGAAGAATAATGACGCTGAAATGGTTCCAATGTCAGAGGAGCCTACCGATCTTGAACGATCATTAGTCGCTCATAAACTACGGCTTTCTGGAATGACCTGGCAAGAAGTAGCCGATAAAGCTGGATATCCTAGCGATGCAGCAGCAAGGGTAGATGTTAGAGCATTCCTGCAAAAAGCTTCCATGGAAATGGAACGTTCAAGCAGAATTGAGGCTTTACAATATGAAGTTGACAGACTAGATCAACTTCAAAGCGCAATTTGGGGCGCCGCAATAACTGGAGACTTGAAGACAATAGAAACTATATTAAAAATTATTTCTCTTAGATCTAAACTGATGGGACTTGATACTGCATTCGACGACCATTCTGGCAAAACAACCACTATCGTTGTTCCAATGGATGCAGCATCATACGTAAAGACGTTAAAAAGTATCTCGGGCTATCCTGAATAGTCACATAAAGAATAATAGAGTTGGTTAGGTCTGGCTCTTGTGGGCAAAGTCAGGCCTAACCCTTTTAGGAGTATAAATGCCGAGCAATAGTACGCCTCGTATCGGCCAGCGCCCAAGCACTTCAGGCATTAGCCTTCCTGCCGGCGTTATCACATTCGTAGATGCAACAAATAATACTATTAATTTTATTACGCAAAATGGGCAATATATTTCTGGTGTAAAAGTCCTAGGAAGCAATGTCCCATATGTTATTGGACAACACATTGTCTATGCGAACGATACTGCTGGAAATACCGTTGTGCTTGGAACGTGGGACTCACAACAAAAAATAAATACTCAGTTATACGCATCCGTCTATAGAGGCACTGGAGCTACAGCACAAAACACCACTACTTCGGGTTCTGGTACTACAGTTAACTTCAATCTAGTTACCTCTGACGCATATTCCATGTGGAGCACAGCAAATAATGAATTTACCGTTCCAGTAACTGGTATTTATAATTTAAATTGTTGCGTAGCCTTCGATAGTGCTGTTAACTCAACTGGATATAGAGCGGTATATATCAATGTATCTGGAAGCAATCAGGCGCTCAATAGAGTTGCAACTGCGCCAGCGGTTGATACATATATGAATTTATCTACAACATGCAAAATGTTGGCTGGGGAAAAAGCGCATGTGTCGGCCGTAAGTTCAACGGCAGTGGTAATTCCTATCCCAACAGGCGGAAACTTAGTAAACTTCACTATCAGTTACATCGGGCCCGCATAATGGCTAAGTTCGTTCTCTCGCGCCTACCAGAGACGGACGACGAGCTTTGGCACGTTGTTCACGCAATGTGGGGTGTCACAATCCCGAGACATAAGGTTTGTCCAGATCATGTAGCTCCCTTTGATGCCTTTGCGGATGCTTACTTCGGCAGGGACGGAACCATTAGCTTGTGGCACGGCAGCCGAGGACTATCCGGAAAATCATTTACTCTATCAATTCTTGGACTAACAAAAGCCTTTTTATTGGGAGCTGACTGTAACCTACTGGGAGGGTCATTAGCTCAATCTGCCAACATTCACAACGCCATGCGTGATGCGCTTGACTCAGAAAATGCCCCTAGAGACATGCTTACAATGGAATCTAAAACTGAGGTTAAGGTTACCAACGGGGCAAAGATTAGACCGCTAACTGCTTCACAAAAGACAGTGCGTGGCCCTCACCCTCCATTTCTGCTTCTAGATGAAATAGACGAAATGGATATTTCAATCCTCGATGCCGCTTTGGGCCAGCCAATGCCTCAAAAGAACTATCTCGGGGAAATCATTCAACCGTACACCGTTCTATGTTCAACTTGGCAGAATCCTGTAGGAACGTTCACAGAGATAAAGAGACGCTTTGAAGAGCGTGGATTACCTGCCAAAACGTGGTGCTGGCGGGAATCAGCTAATCCCATTGATGGATGGCTCTCAATGGAAACAGTAGAACAAAAACGTCGGGAAATCCCTGCAGAAATGTGGAGAGTTGAATACGAATTAGGTGAACCATCTATTGGTAACCGTGCATTTGATTCTGACGCCATCGAAAAGACATTCTGTTTGCCACTTGAGCCTATTTACGAAAAAACAGCCAAAGACTTCGAGGAGTACACCTTCGAAGGGCCAATGCCAGGTGGTGAGTATGTTGCAGGTGCTGACTGGGCAAAAGAGCGAGACTATACAGTCATTGCTGTCATGCGTATAGATGTTCAACCATATCGTCTTGTTTACTATATGCGAGTAAACCGAAGACCGTATCCAATGATGGTGGGGTGGTTCAATACAGCCATTCAGATTTATAATGCTGACGCTATCCATGATGGCACTGGTCTTGGAAACGTAGTAAACGACTATCTAGATTTAAGAGCCAGATCATTCCTGATGACAGGTAAAAATAGAGATGACATGCTGTCCGAGTATGTTTCAGCAATTGAGCGTGGCGAGTTTGAGCTACCAAAGGTTCTTACCCTGTACACTGCACACAAATACGCTCAGGTTGGAGATCTTTATCGTGGAGGACAATCATTCCATTTACCAGACGAAGTGTGTGCTCTAGCATTATGTAACAGATTGATAACTAAAAGAATTCCGGCAGTTACAATTCTTGGTGTTCCTAAAAATGGAGAGCCGAGTAAGTATGCAAAAGATTTAGATCCACCAAAAAATAATCAAAGTGATGGAATTATTAGCATGGGTGAAGGTGAAGTTCGAGTTAAAACAGATAGAGACGGAAACAGTTTCACCCTAATGGTATGACACATCGTGGATAATAAGTATGAGAATGCTATGCCTATAGGAGTATTAAATGTCCGTTAGCGGAGAATTTCTTGCCAATATCACGGACACAGCTCTGCCTGGAGACGGTATCCCACAGAACGTCAATCCAATGGCCGAACTCGGTATCACGGGTCTTAGACGCTTTTCCGGTTATGTTGATGAAGAATTCCTACCACAACTGCGTGGTCGTAAAGCCGTACAGGTTTACAAAGAAATGGCAGACAACGACCCAATCGTGGGAGCGTTGTTATTTGCTATTGATCGCCTTGTACGTCAAGTAGAGTGGCGCGTAGAGCCGGCATCTGGCTCCGTGGAGGCTAAAGCAGCAGCCAAGTTCGTTGAAGAGTGCATGGAAGATATGTCTCATACTTGGGACGACTTTATTGCCGAAGTAGCTACCATGAACATTTATGGTTGGTCATGGCACGAAATCGTATATAAGCGCCGTGTAGGTATGTGGGAAACAGACCCCAAGAAGCGTTCAAGATTCTCAGATAACAAAATTGGCTGGCGCAAGATGCCTATCCGCGCACAAGAAACGTGGCTGCGCTGGGTATTTGATGAATCTGGTGGCGTAAAAGCGTTAGTACAGCTTGCCCCACCGCACTACAAATTGGTAGTTATCCCAATCGAGAAGTCTCTTTTGTTCCGTACTACGGTAACAAAGAACAACCCAGAGGGCAGATCCCTACTGCGTAACGCTTACCGCCCGTGGTACATGAAGAAACGCCTTGAGGAAATTGAAGGTATTGGTGTAGAACGTGACCTTGCCGGTCTTCCAGTAGCAAAGGTTCCTGCCGCGTATTTGAATGCCAAACCAGGTTCTGACCAAGCAAAGATGGTTGATGCATTTCGGAAGATGGTTCGCTCTGTACGTAGAGATGAACAAGAAGGCATCATCCTCCCACAAGCATTTGACCAAGACACCAACCAGCCGTTATTTGGATTTGAGCTCCTGACCTCGGGTGGCGGGCGCTCATTTAATACTAACGAGATTATCCAAAGATATGAGCAAAGAATGCTTATGTCTGTATTGGCCGACTTCATCATGGTAGGCCATTCGGGCACTGGTTCATATGCCCTCCATACGGACAAGACAGGCCTTTTCAGGGCCTCAATGAACTCCATCACCCGTTCTATTGCCAACACCCTAAATAGACACGCTATACCACGTCTATTCGCCATTAACGGGTGGAAGACTGACGAGCTACCTAAGTTTGTACCTGGAGACATCGATCCACCAGATTTGGGTCAATTGTCGCAGTTTATGACCTCTATGACTTCAGCCGGAGCGAACTGGTTCCCAGATGAGCAACTAGAGAAGTTCTTGCGCAATGCTGCACGCCTACCAGAGATGGGCTCGGACGAAGAAAAGGTCAAGGAAGAGATGACCCGACAGAGTCTCATTATTCAGCAGGCAAAGCAGCAGCTTGAAGCCCTACAACTACAGCAACAAGCACAACAGGGAATCATGTCTACCCAGACACAAGAACTCGGTCTGCAACAACAACAGCAGGCAGCCGCACAAACACCAGAACAACGGGCAAATCAAGCGGCAAAAGATGACGAAAACCATTCTTTGCAGTCACAAAAGCAGCAACTAGATATTGAAGCACAGAAGAAGGAAATGTCTAAGACCGCCCCTAGCGACAAGAAGAAGTAAATGATTAGTGCCTTTGGGATAGAACATGGCGTAGCAATTGTAAAGGCTGAGCGTTATGACCCTAAAAAACATAAAGTACTGAAGCCTGGTTATCATTTAATGGTCGAAGATCATGGGGCCAACAAAGGGGCTAGACGCACTAAAACTGTTTTAGCGGATAATGAATTACGCAATTACAACTTAAACAGGGCCGTTAGCACTTATGAGCAAAAAATACAGCGTAAGGTTACTAAGCCTGAATTTGAAATGCTAAGACGCGAACAAATAAAGGGAATTTGGCGCCCAAATCATCATACCTCTAGGAACAGTTCTTCTACAGGTATAGACAGAGAAAACGTAAACGGAATTAATGACACTAGCAGCAATTACGACACTAAACGTTTTTGGACCGACAAAGAAAGAATTGATAGGGATCAAAAGCTAAGAGCGGCACTTAAAACACGTCGTAAAAAGATTGTAAAGTCGTTTTTATCTGTAAACGGTCCAGACATGGGAACTTCTAAGCCAATTACGTCAATGTCTACAAACGAGCGCGCTAACTTGCGTTCGAGCCTTATAAGACAAACGGATGCACGTAAACAGAAGAAAATCTTTACCGGTCCGTTGAAAAGGCCATTTGACGCGTCTAAACGACCTAATGAAGTATCTGAACAATTTAAAAATCGTTCGCGGGTAAAACGTACAGAGGCAAGAGAACTGCATTTGTCACAAAAACCAGCAGAAGCCGTAGAGGTTCTACAAAGAGCTAAGTTTGCACCATCAAAAAGTCAAATGCTTAAAATTGGTTTGAGTTCTGCTATTGCTAGCGGAGCGGCAAGAGAACTAAAAAGGCGTCACAGCGTTTCTAAGGCTATGAACAAGAATAGAAGAGTAGACGCTGGTATCGGAGCTGCTGGAGGCGCAAGCGCCATGGTGGCGGCAAATGAAGTAGGCGGATGGGCAGCAAAACGCTCAATTGAGTCCTATAGACATAAGAACTGGGACAACAAGGTACATAATCCAATCTGGTCAGAACACAGAAAGAAATACGGTGTTGAACAGGCAAAAAGTGGAAAAGTTCCGCTGGAGTTTTTTGAGAAGTATCCAAAGGCATTGCCTGGCAGTAAGGCAACGAGAATTCTAGCAATTAAAAACAGACCGAGCGTAGCCACTGCAAGTATCACAAGCGCTGCAGCACTAGGAGCAGCGTTAGCTTCGAGGAGAAAAACCAAATGATTAGTCCGTTTGGGGTAGAACACGGTGGAATATATAAAGCCAAAGATCCATGCTGGGACGGTTACAAACAAGAAGGCATGAAGAATAAGGGCGGAAGATTAGTCCCCAATTGCATTCCAAAAACAAAGAAGGTTTCTAAATCCTGGCAAACTAAGGATGGCAAGAACCCAAAAGGTGGTCTCAACGAAAAGGGTCGCAAGTCGTACGAGCGAGAGAACCCGGGTTCAAACCTAAAGCCACCAGTAAAGGCCGGAAACAATCCTAGAAGGTCCTCATTCCTTGCCCGTATGGGTAACATGCCGGGACCAGAACATAAACCTAATGGTGAGCCTACGAGACTCCTATTATCGTTGCAGGCATGGGGAGCTTCGTCTAAAGCAGATGCAAAAAGAAAAGCAGCAGCAATATCCAAAGGTTTTATTCCACCAGAACCAATAAGAAAATTACCTACGCACGCAATTGTCAATGGACGTAAATTCAGAGTTTCTCACATAGAAAACGATTGGGTGTATGTACATGACGAAAATGGAGTAATGGGGCATCATAGAAGCCGCGTTATATTTCCTAAAACAAGAAAGCCAAAACAGCCTTAACCTGGCTAGTATTATTTGAGACAATTAGACAATAGTTGCCCATAGGAGCAGATGTGACATTCAATCCAATTTCAAGAGCTAAACTCGGCGTAGCTGCAGACGACCCATTTTTTGATGATGATGCAGCGGCAAAGATGTACCACGAGATTAGCAAAATGGATCAAGATGAAGCCACTGTTTTGCTGCAGATGGCTGCTTTTCACGTTGCAGCAAGAGACCTTACCCGCTACGGCGAAGTCATTGAGGCTGGATACAACAAAGAGATTGCCAAGCGCGCAGAACGCGTAAAAGGCACACTTACTCGCAATCTAATTTCAAAGGGAAAAGACCCCGCACCATATCTTGCCTATTTAGACGAAATCTCCAAAGCCGTTGATCCAATCACTGATTGGGATATATCTAATAGAGTAAAGCGACAGTTGCGCGATCCAGGTGGACGTTTCCGCGTCATGACTCACAAAATTGAGCCAAATATTCTTGATAAACCCATCAGAGCGGGAGAAGCGCAAAAACTTGGTATCCCAAAGCCATCTAGGGCTGGAGGAACTGATAAAGGTGTGCGTCTAGACGATGCTGCCAATAAGAAGTTTCAAGGCGATTACTATCAAGTATCTAATCTTTTAAAAACCATCCAAAATGATCCAATTACAGCTAAGGGCGCAGTCGTAACCCTTAATTACACGGATGGTACGACTGATCAATTCCTGACTACTGAGGGACAAGACAAATTAAAAGATAAGTTTGCGGGAGAGAAATACGCAACCGGCAATCGTGTAGCCTCTGTAGACTTAAGTTTCTTGCGAGAAGATAACCCTCAAATCGACCTCATGTCAGCAATGGGAGTTCCCGGTGGCGGTATGAGAAATCAAGCTATTAATTACATGTCAAACGTCAACGGTCAAGATAAAGCTTTGGTTGATTACGGCACTAGCATGAATTCATATAGAGACACAGACGTATTAAACCCAGCAGACCGTGCCTACAGAAGACTTGGTGCGACGGCAAATCTTCTTTCTAACATACTTCCGGACTCTGCAATTAAGACTCAACTTGCTCTTAACGCTGCCAAATGGGCAGGATTTAACGCCACTGAGGTTGAACGTGTTATAGGACCGGGAGCACGTAAAGTGGCTTACCGATACCGAGGCATCGAAAAAGCTCCTAATCCTGGGCTACAAAAAACTATTGACGCCTATATTGCTGGAACCAAGGGTAATAAGGACAAGGCTAGAGATATTCTCATTAACGGTTCCAATGTTGAAATGGCCACAAACAATGGAGTTCGTCAAGAATTCAAGGAAAGCCCAATCATTCAGTACTTGGTTAAAGATCTTCCAAAGAAAGAATTGGTAAACCTTCAGACTAAATCGGGAGCGATGCCACCCTCACGTGGATATATTATTGATCGCAACGGAAAGATTATTACTGAAGCTGCCGGCTACGGAGATGACCATTATCTTCCGTTTAACCTAAAAAACATCTCAAAGCTAAAAGGCGGAGAATACGTACGTACGCGTACGCTAGGTGGACCTACTACAGAAGACATCTACGCAGGCCTCATTTCTGGTGCTCGTAGCGTCACCGTTGTATCGCGCTCAGGTATCTACACCGTAGAGTTTGATGAAGCTTTCCGTGGATCGCGTCGCTATAACGATAAGGCCGCTCGTATGGTTGGCCGTTATGGAATGATTCTTGATGCCGTTAAGAGCGGAGATGTAACTCTCGAAACGGTACCTGGCGACAGAATCGAAGAACTCAAATCTGAGGCATTCCGACTATACCCAGACGAAACCAGCGAAGGCTATGCGAGAGAACTTAATAGATTAAAGAAAGTTGAAGAATCTAATCCTCGCATGTCGCAGACGCGTTTGGACGAGACCGCCAGAGAATTCCTTCGCACAGTAGCTTCGCGCCAGAAGACCAGAGATGGCTCTGAAATGACCTATGACGAAATGGTTGCAGGTCTTATCAATAGAGACGTAGCAACACAGGTCGCGGAAGACACAGCATGGCTGGGTGGCATTCAAGGGGCACCTACTGGAACCATTGAAGCTAACGCTAGAGAAATGATTGCTACCAAATACAAGAACCCAGAAGCAATTATTAATACCATTGGTCTAGACGACGAATATAACAAATTCTTTGAAACCCAGATGAAAACCTATAAGGCTTCGCAAGCACCATTGCGCCTAGACGGTCCGGGATATGCTTTTGCACTTGACGCAATGAAAGAACAATTCCCTTATTACATTAAGAGCATCAAATATCGCCAGCTTAATCAGTCGGACGCTGATACTCGCAGGGACGTTGGTTATGTTAAACCTAATTTCACGCGTCCAGAAGGTGTTCAGGCTGGATACTACGATGCTTCAATTAATGGATCAAAGAAGATTAGCGCTGACCGTCTTAACTATCAAAACCTAAGAGTGGTGGGAACTTACGATAGATCTGGCGGACAACAGCCCGTAGATTACAATCCCCCTGCAAATCGTAGAGCAGAAACGAACAACGGTAATGAGGACAAAAACGTTGGATTTGGGGATACCAGAACACCAAACAGTAATCCGGAAACAAAAAAGAATTCAGCAAAAGACGTAAGAGAAATGTTCCAAAAACGTACTGCTACCGACAGAAACTATAATTCTCCTAAATTTGGCGTGGTTGCTAGCGGGTCAGAACTCGATGTGCACTTCAAAGCAGCTTTTCCATTTACCTTTGGCATGACTCCTACAGAATTTGATGAAGCTTGGGACGACAATCCAGACATGGTTGAAGCTTCAATGAAAAGAGAAATTGCTCAGTTGAGAGAGTTCTTCACTCTAGGAAACAGCGAATCTGCCAAGTTATTTGCCTTTAACAATGGTGGAAATGTGCCAATCATGAAATATGACAGACTAAACCCACCGTTGTCTGAAATTCTAAAAGGATCAAAATTTGACTTTGGCGACCCTCTGTTTATGCCTGGAATTGAATCCGACAGAATTAAAGCAAAACTTGAAACTGATCCAAATCTAGCTGGCGCCAAGGCTAAAATTGTAGGAGCACTAGAAGCGGCTAAAATGCCTAAAGAGATGCTTACCGAGCCAACACCAGAATTGGTAAGGGCGATTAAAGAAATAGTGAACCAACAGGTAAAAAATGTTCAAGCAATCAAAACAGACCAGGAGAGCACTGGTATGAAAGTTTACGGCCCAGAACGTTTAACGCAAGAAGCAAATTCCTTGGCCGATTTAACCAAAGTATGGCAACTTACGGACAATTATGTCCAGTCTGTAATAACAGAGGCCAAAACTGCTCGTGAGCGTCAAATGATTGAGTCTGGGGCGGGTTCCGGTCCGCGGGTTATTGGCTTGAATGTAAATGACGAAGATGCTATGAATAAAATTATTGAAGCCTTTGGACTTCCTAAGAATAAGGTTATTGACGAAAACGGAAACTACGTAGATGTCTGATATTAAGGTATATAACGTTAGATTCGCTAAAGGTGCTACTTGGAAGCTTGCCTTTACATGGTATGACAAAAACGCAACAACTGGGGTAAAGACGGCAAAGAACCTAACTGGATACACTGCAAAACTGCAAATTAGACGTTCTGGTACAGCCATTTTAACGACCAGTACAGCGCTTAACACTATTACCCTAGGTGGAACTGCTGGAACGGTAGTTTCAATCGCTTCAGCAACCCTTACAGGGGCTTGTGACGCAGGTTCTGCGGAGTGGGCTATTGAACTAACCTCCAGCGGAGGTGAAGTTACAGAGGTGCTTCGTGGTCAAGCAATGATTGAACCGGAGATTGTAGTTTGATTGAAGTAATCGAGATTGAGGTAAACCCTACTGTCGTAGAGGTAATAGGAACAAATTCTTCTGTAGAGATTACAGAAGAGATGTTTGTAATCGAGACCTCTGGTGTTGGCATTCAGGGTATTGATGGACCACAGGGTGCAACGGGTTCGTCAGGTCCTGCTAACACTTTATCTGTTGGTACCGTCACTGTGGGTGCGGCGGCGGCAAGTATTACTGGCACTGCTCCGACACAAACTTTAAATCTTGTTTTGCAGACTGGTCCGCAAGGAACTAATGGTTCTCAGGGTGCACAAGGCGCACAGGGCGCACAAGGTGCACAGGGCGCAACAGGTTCAACAGGTGCAACAGGTGTTGGATATTCTGGGGTTGTTTCAACTAGCGCAATCACCATTGGAACGGGAATCAAAACTTTCAGCTTGACGGGTGGAAATGCTGGCGCGTTCATTACTGGCCAACGAATCCGCGCGATTCATAGTGAGACACCAACTTATTGGATGGAAGGTTACGCCAATTACATTGGTGGTGGAACTTTAATTCTGACAGTTGATGTGATTGCAGGTAGTGGTTCACACAACAACTGGAACTTTGGCATCGCTGGCCAGGTTGGTTCACAAGGTGCAACTGGGCCACAAGGTGCACAAGGTGCACAGGGTAGTCAGGGTGCGGCTTCTACTGTTGCAGGTCCACAGGGTGCACAGGGTTCCGCTGGCGCACAAGGTGCTGCTGGAACGAACGGCACTAATGGTTCTCAAGGTGCACAAGGTGCACAGGGCTCTGCGGGCACTAACGGAACTAACGGTTCTCAAGGTTTCCAAGGTGCTCAAGGGTCTCAAGGTAATCAAGGCGCACAAGGCGCACAAGGTGCTACTCCTGCTCTAGGTTCCGCTACACCATTGGCTGTCAGCACAGCCGCCGTTGGTACTGCAACAAATGCTTCGCATGAAGACCACATTCACCCAACAACTAACTTGGCGCTACTTAACGCGGCTAATGCGTTCACTGTTGGCGGTCATGTAATCCCTGCGGAAAATACTTCAACAGTGAACTTGATTTTGAAACTCAACGGCGCAGTTGGCAGTGGCATTGACCCGCTTCGGATTCAAACTAGCGGTGGAACAACACTTGGTTACATCAACAACTATGGTGGTTTTTACGGAGCAGCATTTGGACCCGCTAATCAAACTGGCGGATTCATTACAACTGCCAACTCGTCAACCGTTTCCATAGCAACAAATGTGACAACCACTGTTCCGCTTACCGTCAAGGGTGCAGCGTCTCAGACAGCCAATTTGCAATCTTGGACAAACTCCGCGGGAACAGTTCTTGCCTACATTGACTCGGCTGGCAACACAAACTTCAGCGGCTCAGGTTCATGGGTTCAATCATCCACAGGTAAAGCCGCTTTTATTGTAAACTCTGCCACAGCAATTCCTCTCACCGCCAAAGGTGCGTCTGGTCAATCCGCCAACTTGCAAGAATGGCAAAATAGTGCTGGAACAGTGCTGGCTTATATTGACTCGGCTGGTGTTCAATATGTTCAATCAGGTTTGTATGTTGGTTTGTATCCCGCTGGAACCCGCGCCGCTATCACTACTGGTTCGGCAGCAACCATCGGACTCATAGTTCGTGGTGTTGTGTCCCAGACGGCTAACTTGCAAGAATGGCAAAACTCTAGCGGAACTGTGCTTACCTCTGTAAATGCTTACGGTTCCGTAGGTATTGTTGGAACCGCGTTTACATCTAGCGCACAGTTATTTATTCGTACTGGAGCAGCGTCATATGTTGGTGCTGCTATTAGAGGTGAAGTCTCTCAAACAGGCGACTTGCAACAATGGCAAAATAGTGGTGGAACTGTGTTGGCAAAGGTAGACTCTGCGGGTGCTTTTCAAGCAGTAACCATTGACGGCGGAAGCGCCTAATAACCTTAAGGAAAAATAATGGCAATTGATTTCTCAACCCTATTAACAACTGAGCAAAAGCGTTCCGTACTTACTGCCCGTGTAGAGCAGTTTGCTAATGAAGGCTACCAGCACACCCTCAACAAACAAATCTCTGAATCTGTTGGAGATGCCGAAGGTGTGGCTGCTTCTGACGCCGCTATTGCAACCATCTCAGCAGCGATTGAAATCCATCAGGCAGAACTCGCTGCCCTACCAGCGGAGTAATTAAATGGCAGTCAAGACGACCATCCAGACACGTAGAGATACCGCTGCCAACTGGACTTCAACCAACCCCACATTAGCGGCTGGTGAAATTGGCTACGAGACAGATACCCACACTTTTAAGATCGGTACTGGCTCTACGGCGTGGACTTCTTTGGCTTATCAAAATACGACTGGTGCTCAAGGTCCACAGGGTTATCAGGGTGCTACTGGTGCTCAAGGACCACAAGGCTATCAAGGTTCTATTGGAAATCAAGGTTCTCAGGGATTTCAAGGCTACCAAGGTTCGACCGGCACCAATGGTGCACAAGGTTCACAAGGTTCACAAGGTTCACAAGGTGCACAAGGCGCACAGGGTTTTCAAGGTGCTCAAGGTTTTCAAGGTTCAACAGGAACTGGATCACAGGGCGCACAAGGCGCACAAGGTTCAGCTGGTACCAACGGAACCAACGGAACCAACGGTGCGCAAGGTGCACAAGGTTCTCAAGGTTCTCAAGGTTCTCAAGGTTACAAATCAGGCTTGCGTTATGCTTGGCAAACGCAAGCAGACTACAGTTCAAACGCTGGTGTTTATGCTGGTGGGTACATTGCTCCGAGTAGTGATGCCAGTTGGGCTGCAATCACAAGCCTTCTTATTGGTCGAGAAGACCAGTTTGCAAACAATCAAGCCGCTTACATTCAACTTTTCAACAGTGTTGTCGGTCCCAAAAAGGGACAGATTGTTCTCAAAGGTGATTCAAACTCCAGCACATCGTGGGCTTCGTTCAATGTCACTGGAACAATAACTCAAGACTCAGATGGCTATGTGATTTGGTATGTAGTACCTGTCACCTATGTCAGTTCAGGATCAACTTTCTCGTCAGCCAACAAAGTTCAAATAGATTTCATGCTGGCTGGCGACAATGGCGCAAGTCTTCTTTACGCCAATAGGTCGCAGCGTTACTACCCTGTACAAAACTGGGGTGCTCTTGCAGGTTCAACTCAGGCTCTTGCCGCTGACCGAATGGTCGCTGTTCCGTTCTTGACAGGAAACGCATCACTAAGCATTGACAGA